TTTTTCTTTTATTCTTTTATAATTCCATGAATATAATTCTTTTTTATAAGTGCAAGAAGATAAAGTAAAACTTAATAAAATTAATATTAATACATTTTTCATTTTATTTGTTTTAAATCAGTTATTTCATACAATTAGGATAAATACAATTATTATTTAAAGTACAAGATTCTCCTTCTTTCTTAATACCATTTTTATTACACTTTATATCAAATCCTTCACCATAATTAGTTCTAGGATGATTATCTTCTATACTATTAGGATCTGGATCTTCATTTTCAAATTCTAAATTTATATTCATAAATCAAGTTTTAAACTGTTTAAATATCTACTTTTAGGATTATCAAAAGTTAAAGATAATTCTTTATCTAAAATACCTGCTTCATAAGCTTTATCTATTTCAGGAATTAAAGGAGTTGATTGAGATAGAACTTGCTTTAGAAATTTATGTTCACCAAAACTACCCTGACTGAAATAATCATCGGTATTTTCCAACTCTTCTATTCTTTTTTGAATAGCTGTTTTGTTGATGATGTTGTATTCGTCTTTATTCATCTTATTTCTTTTTAAATTGTTTTTTTATACTTAAAGTGGTCAACAATAAACCAACAACTTGATATTAATGTTACTATAAATCCTAACCACATAATAAAAATTCTGTTTACATCATTGTTTATTATGTTTATTCCATCTAAAAAATAGTAGTCCATAATATCCCAACCAAATATTGTTGCTACTAAAAAGTTTCCAAAAAACAATAGTAATCTTTTCATTTTATTTCTTTTTAAATTGTTCAAACCATAATTCTTTCATTTCTGCTTTAGTCTTATCAGCATAAGTGTGCTTATAAAATTTTTCAATAGTTTGTTCTATAATATCTTTAACTTCTTCCTCACTATACATTCTTTCTTTACCACCATAACCTTCTCCATAATTAGTTCTTGGATGATTGTCTTCTATACTATCAGGAGAGGGGTCTTCATTCTCAAATTCTAAATTGTTATTCATTTTATTTCTTTTTAAATTGTTCTAAATATTTACCTTCAAAATGAGCAATTCTATCATCAGAATATTGACCTACATTTTTAATTAAATACCATGCAAAGTCTAACATATCTTCCTTACTATACATTTTTTGTTGTTGCCATTTAGCAATTTCTAAAGATGCTTCTTTAAAGTCTTCTTTATCCATCATATAGTCATAATGACCTTCTGCTAATGATGTATTATTTGAGTGTGTTTTAAATAACCTATCAGCAACTTCTTCAAGTGTTTCTTGTTTATTCATAATTTTCTTTTTTAAAGATTTCAAATAATTGGCTAGCATTTAAATAACTATTGTCTCCTAAAAATACTGTTGTTTCCCAATTTTTATCACTCATATTTGGAATATGATAACAATGAAACTGATAGAAAACTCTTTTTAATCTGTACCATTCTAAAAATCTAATTGCAGTTGTTTCATTTGACTCTTCAAGTGTTTCTTGTTTAGGTTCTTCTTTTGGAATGATTATTTTGTAACCTTGATTGAACCCTTTAACCCCTTTACCTTTTACAATAAAATGTACTTTTGGATTTTTTCTAACTTTAACCCACTCACAACTTGGATTCCTAACAAACCATTCTAAGAAATCATCATCAATAGCTTGTATACCATCTGCGATTAATTCTGGGTCTGTTGTTAGGATGATTTTTTTACATTTTGAAATATCATAACATAACCCATTATAACTTTCTAAATCCCCAGAGATTTTATTATATTCTTTTAGTTTATGAGGATTAATATGCCCTTGCGGTAAGAACCAATCACCCCATTTAATTTCTTCATCAGAAGTGATATAGATGTGTTGATATTGTTCTTCATCTTGAATAGGTAATATTTCTTTACATAAATGAAATTTGTTAGTAAAGAATTTAACTAACCTACTTGGTTTATCTGTTGGTATTATGTGTATGTTTTTCATATTATTTATTTTTTAAAATATATATCTTATTGTATTCCAAGGAATTACTTCATTATGTAATTCACTCCATTGTTTTATATAATCACTTTTAAGATTATGTTTGTATCTAATATTATCACCTCCATATTGTGATATTTTAGATTCTTGAATATCTGGAGTCCATAATAATTCTTCACCTGATAATTTATTAATTATATTATATTTATGTTTAGTTTCATTATGAGTAAGAAATATAACTTCACATTTAACTATATCTTTATAATCAACATAACTATCAACTAAATGAAATAAATCTTCATAATCTTTTAACCAATTATCATATACAACTACAGGACTAAAGTTAATATGTACATCATAACCTGCATCTATAAAAGCATCAATGGCTTTGATTCTATCAATTATTTTAGAAGTATTAGGCTCTAACTTATCTGATATATTTTGAGGCATTAAACTAAATCTAATTCTAATTTTACTTTCAGGATTAAATTTAGTTAAATTAGGATTTACATATTTAGTAGCAAATGAACCCATTGCTGTAGAATGATTTTTAAAGAAATCAAATATCTTTTCCCATTCATGATATTTAGCATGTAAAGCGAAGTCTTCGTTGCCAGTTTGTTATCTTATAGGTTCTTTATCCTATAATTCTACACTTTCTTATTTAAGTTATATGTGTAGCTCAGACTATATCATCATGTAAATTAATACATGCCCTGCACTCGTGTCACTTTACCATCTTCAGCTTTATCTGTTAAGACTCCATGTGTTAGTCGTTGAACCTTCAATGTATTTCTACAAAGCTTGGCTGCTGATTGTCTGCTTCCAGATTTTCCAGCAATTCACAGGGTTCTACATCTTTAAAAGATGCACCCATAATCTTCATTATGTATTCTTTGTCTACACTATTATTAAATGCTTCTGTATATCCACCAAATTTAAAACCTTTATATTTGCAATTTTTATATTTAGAAATAATAAATTGTTCTAAATAATAAGCTTTATATAAAGGTAATTTTTTAATTTTTAATATTTCTACAGGAACATTAAATCTTGATTTAACATATTTACCTTTATACAAACCTATTTTATAAGTATCGTATACTGGTATATAAACAAAATACAATGTGTAGTCTAAATAAGGATTGCGTAAAACAGTAGTTTTATTTATTCCTTTATTATCTTTATAAAAATTGTTACATATTCCACATTTATATATATCTGTTAATATTCTAGAGTAAATTTTACCACAGCTATTGCATTTATAATTTATTGGCGTAACATAATTTATATAAGAACTTAAAGAAGTTAAATTGTATTTTTTACAAGAATTTATAAGTCTTATATTATAATAACTTATGGAGTTTCTTAAAGGTATTTTACCTCTTTGTTTTAAATTACTCCAATTAGTTTTAGATAAAGCTTTTGATTCAATATGTTCAAATATTAAATCAGATTTTGGTTTATCGTAATCATTAAGCCATTTAAAACCTTGTTGTTCAGCAAAATCATTTATTTGTTTAACAATTGTTTCTTTTTTTATATTCATACTACAAATATAGTAAAAATAATTTAAAGATTTATTGTAATGAAGATTTTATTTTAGGAAATGTCATAAGTTATAAATTTAGAATGAGTTTGATTAGGTTTATCTACAACAGAAAATATAGCATGATTATTAATTTCAGTTAATATATTCATAGTATTTTTTGCTATATCTAAACCAAAAGGTTTATGCCTTTTCATGTAGCAATACGAACAGTTATATAAACACCCATGACCAAAACTTGGACTAATAAAATCTGTACTTCTACCACTAGGTCTAATTATCATAGATTTTCTTATAACTTTTTCTATCATAATTTCTCATCTAATAATTTAAGTATTGCTAACCAATTTTCTTTAGTTTTAAAGTAAATTTCCATAGTACTAGCACCAGCTTTTTCTCTTAGTAAATAAATATCTAAACCGTATAAATCAGTATCATCTTTATAAGCATAATATCCTAAAAAATCTATTTGATTAAATGTAAACATTACATATCCATCAACATAAATTTTTACTCTACCATTAAATATTTTAAAATCGTATTTATGTTTTTTAACCATAATTAATTAAGTTTATTTTTAAGTTTATAATCTTTTAACCAATCTACATAAGTTAAAGGAGTTGTATATTCTAATTCACACCAAGCTAAATATTCTGACCATTCTTTAATTGCATTATCTAAATGTAAGTTAGTAAATTCTTTTATGGCTTCTTCATGATCATAATCATTTTTTAAAGCTATTTCTCCTGCTGTAGGTATTACATATTCTTTATTAGAATCTTTACAACTCATTTTATGATTAGGTTGTTCTAATCTACATACTTTACATATTTTGTTCATAATTTAATGATTTTTAATTGTTAATATTTTACTAATACTACAGTTAATCAGACTGTATTGCTAACTCCTCACACGGTTAGATTCTATTTATAATAAGAAGCAATATGAAAGCATCTATTAAACGATATGTTGAACTAAGTATTAGTAAGTCCCTTTTAAAGACTGTTGTAGTCAGGACAGGATTCGAACCTGCACATACAGCTTTTCGATGGGCTGATGCGTTTTCCAATTTCGCCACCTGACTGTGTTTGTTACTGGTAATCACTCCAGTCTGCACAATGTTGTTATTTGCTGATACCTTGTTTTTATTTTTATCAAACAGCTAAGTCTGGCTTTATATGTAACCTAGTTACAATACCTCCTATAACAACTACTACAACATATTACTATTGTTGAGGCATAAATAGACATCACTGATTATTTAAGTAACGCTGACCTTTATAGGATTTGCACTACTCTATTTATGCTGCCACCACATACTTTACTTAGATTATATACAGACAAACTACATTTATTCAATGTATGAGTATTTTATTCCTCAATTTACTGTATTTTCAAGTATGCTTTACAATTCTCTACCATTATGTGTCAACTCACATACAGTCTTAACCTGCTATTGGTATGAATTATATTGAGGATGAGAAGTCCTCTGTGTTAGTCTTTACTAGTTGTTGCAACAACCGTGTAGCCACTCTATATCCTTTCTCAAGGGAACAACACTTTGTACTCAAAAAGAGATTTGAACTCTTACGTCCTTTCGGACACTAGCTCCTAAGGCTAGCGTGTCTACCAATTCCACCATTTGAGCATTTAGTGGAGGATAGGGGAGTCGAACCCCTTATCCAATAATAAATTAATAAATTTCTACAAGTTTAGTTATTTATTTCTACAAATAACAAAATATTGACTTTTAGCTATTATTCAAGTGAATGTCAACAAGTCCTCTAGTTTTATTTATACAGTTAAACTTCTGGTTGCTAAGTCTAGGCAGCTAACTCTAGTTCCTGTTCAGCTACAGGTGTTAATTTAATAACTTTTGCAGAAGCTTTTTGAGAAGGGTACAAATCTGCAATTGTACCAACTTCATTAGTTATAATGTTTCCATTTAACTTTTTACCAACTAATATTTTAATAGCACACTTTAGTAGGCAAGGCTATACTTGCTTAATATTATTTTGATTATTGGAGCGAAACCAATATATCCCCCGTATGTTTTAAAAAATATAACAGGAAATTAATCCTGTTATATTTTAATTTAATTAATTATTAAAAAATTCTCTTAAATCTATGTAAGAAGAAAAACTTACTCTTTTTGTTTCAAGAAGTTTCATAAATTGTTTTTTAGTATGTCTTGATCTTACAATCATATTACCTTGTTCAGGTATTGTAAATTGATTTATTTTAATTGACTTTGCCACTATGCTACAAGTTTTAATTGTTTTTGTAATTTTTTACTAAAAAAGTTTTTAAAAGCTGTTTTACCAATAATATTCTTTCTAATATATTGAATAGCTGCATTTAAACTAGGCATTACTGAATTAGGTTTACTATTAGAACCATTTTTTCTAATTCTACCAATTTCATTACCAGCCAAATCTCTTTGAATGTAAGTTTTACCAAAATCTAAAAATCTCCTAGTTTTTCTATTAGGACCAACATTTAAATATGGATTATCTTTTGTAATTGGATTTAATATTTCTCCTGTTATAGGATCAATTTCTTTTTTATAAGGAATATTTTTCATTTGTTGATTTTTTAAATTATACACATTTGTTGACATTGTATTAGAAAATTATATTCTTCTAATAATTCTTTTTTTATGATTTTTTTCTTTTTTCTAGGATATTTTAAACATTCAAAATAATCCTTTTTAACTTTTGTTATTTTATCATCATAATCACTTTTACAAGGAACCTGACTAAAAGCTAAAGCCATATAACTTAATAATCCATTCATATTATTAATTTTAAAAAGAGTTATAGCTGATTCTATAACTCTTTTATTTATTTATTATTTATGCCATTGCATCAACTTTGCTTGTTGCAACAACAGGTGTTCTTGGAATTTGAGTATAAGTACCTGTTCCTTCTGCAACTAGTGAAGTATGAGAATAGATATTTTTACCATTAACCATAATAGGTTCTCCTGTACTAGAATTAACAAGTGGACTTTGACCTTCATAAGCTGGTTCAAAAGATTCTGTTGAAGCAATATCCAAAGGAACTATTTGACCAACTTTAAAATTACCAACTAATTCAGGTGCAATTCTTTGTTGGCATCTAACTAATCTATTACCCCAACCTAAGAATAATGCTGTTCCTGCATCACCTCCAGTAGTTTTAATTTCTTGAACTAAATAAGCTACTTTTGATGTTCCAGTAGAACTATCTTCAATTGAAAATATTCTAGTTTTACCATCTTTTAATGCTGGAATTGCTGCTTGTATTTCTGTGTTTTTACTGTTTTTATTCATTTTTTTATGTTTTTTATTGTTTATAATTATTTATTTCTTTTTATCTTGTAGAAATGTAAAACAAGGTTCTTAATACCATAATCAGCTGGTAGTAATATTTTAATAAAATTAGGCTAAGGCTTAATAACTTCTACTTATTTAATTCTGCAAGACTAGCAAAAACCTAATTTTAATAACTAGAAATCATCATAAAACTAGTTAATTTTTTTTAATACTTCAAAATCTTTAGGAAATACTACTGATATAAATTTATCAACAGCATTAATGATTCTTTGTTCTCTTCTTTTAGCAACAAAATTAAGACATTCTTCATAATCTCTTCTTTCATTTTCTAATTTAAGATTCCTAAATATTTTTAACCATTTTTGTTTATAAGTTCCATTAAAATTTTGTTTTTTAGTAGAATTTAAAAATACAATTATTTGTTCTATCTGATTGTTAGTCAGTTTTTGGATAGGGACAAGTTTCTTGTCCCACATCCACATTAAGTCAGAATTCATTTTAATTTAATTTAAAATTAAACTTAGGTTGTTGTTTTAAACTAGCTATAACAAATAAGAATTCATCTCTTAATTTATTATTTACTGATCTTTTAGCTCTTTTTAAAAGCTCTTTTTCATTAGCAGATTTAACAAATTCCATTCTGTTAATACTAAATTTGGCAGGTCTAAGATTGTTTACTACCATAAATTTATCATTAGTAGTATCAATCTTTAATTCTCCAAAGTATTTATCTTCTTTTTTTAAAGATGAAAAATCCGGAACTTTTTTACCATTAGCATATTCTTTAACAAACATTTGTTTATTAGTACTAGCTTTGTCATTGTGTTTTAATAATTGTTTCTGATTCATAATTTTTATTTTTATTTGTTTGTTTATAATTTGTTTTTAATTTAAAATAAACCAACTAATATTTCTATTAGTTGGTTTTATAACTATTTAATTATGAGTATTAAATAGACTCAACCTTCAATCTTTCTCATCTAAAATCATTTGGTTCTCCACCTGAAGGTTATATTCTTTATTATGATTTTTTTTGTTTGTAATCTTCAATTAATTCTTTAGTACAAGCTATTAACTCTACAATAAATATAGGACTTAACATAAATATAATAAAAGCCCAAATTACATCAGTAAATGTATTAAAGTCTTTATCAAATATGTGTATAATTCCTAAAGTGTATGAAGCTATTAACCATATAAATATTATAATTAGTATGATTATTTGATATGTTTCCATTTTTAATTAGATTAAATATTAACACAAGGAATTGGTCCTGATATACCTACATTAAAATGATCTTTATATTGTTCAGCTATTTCTTTAGGATAACCATTATCAATAGACCATTGTTTAAAGTCTTTAATAGATTTGTATTCTTCATTTGTTACAGATTTAGGAAATCCATATCTCCAACCTTTTGGAGGATCAATAGTCCAATAAAATTTTGATGTTTCGTTTGTTTTCATTTTATGATTTTTTTAGTGAGTTTTTAATTTAAATAAAAGTATTAATTAGTGGATAAGATTTCAATTATTTTTATCTATCTCTTTATTAAATACTTAAAAATACTTTTATTAAAAACCTAGTACACCTTTTCTGGCACGTTTAACTAGGATAATGCTCTGACCATCAGTTAGATGGTTACTGTACGATACCAATCACGAATTGGATAGCAAATTGAGTTTTCATAAAGTTGTTTTAATTTATTACACGCAAACCACTAGCGTGAGCAATAAGAACCTATCTAGTATAGGAATACAGTTGTCTAATCTGTCATATTACCAGTTAGTTATAACTAGAATTTAGAGAAAAATTCACCTTTGATATAATCTCAGGTGAACTCAAAGTTGTTTATTAAAATAAAATTCTTGGTGTATTTACAGGAATTGTAACTAACACATCATCTTTTACTTTAATACCACATAAATTAAAAGCTTTAGGATTATCATTTAAAGCATTAGTATAAACGTGTGCTTTAAAAGACATACTTTGCCCACCATTTGAATATTCTACTTTATGTATTTGTTCTTCAGTTCTTTCTTCAAGAGCTACATAAATTAATTGAGGAGTAATGTAATAATTTTTCATTTGTTTATGATTTTTTAAGTTATTAATTGAGTTAATTTTTAATGCTTTACAGTTATTTCAGCATTAACTGACCTTTTTAGTAGGATTTAAGTTAAAAGTTGTACTTTAACTAATTTATGAGGTTTTAATTTCATTAATCTGTCAATAGTACTATTAAACCTAATATAAGCTATAAGCTGTCTTTGATGTTTAAAACAAACAGGACCTGTTACTACTTCAAAATTAGATTTAATAATTGTTTTAACTTTTTTTACTTCAATATCTAATATTTTATTATTAGTTGAATTAAAGATAAAAATGATTTTATTTGGAGTTGTTTGCATATAAAATAATAAAAGTAAGCAAGCCATAAAAACATTTCAAGTTGTCTTCCTGTAAATTACAGTCAATTATTAGTATTACTACTAAATTACCTTTTAATGTGTACTTGCTTTACTCCCAAGGTTGCGACCCTTGTTTTTTAGTGGATATTAGAGATTTACGCACTCTTTAGACTATTGTATTAATATTAAATACAACTTCATATCCTAGGTTAATGTTAATTAAGGCTGAGTTTTGACCTTTAGTATTACCATTTTCATCTTTTTCAAGATTTAAACACACTTATATTTCTATAAGTAGGTAACATACAGATTGGTTTAAGTCCAACAACTACTCTGTTATACTATATATTATACTCCTTTCACACCTTATCTCTTGGAAGAGTTCATAGTATCCCTACTATTCTAAGTTTGCTACTTGTTTCAAATCATCTAATTCCTTGCGAGAACTTTGAGCCACTATATTACAAGTGGATAACTGTATTTTCATACAACAGGCAAAATACTTCTGCTTTTTTAATTTAGTTTATATTTTTGTATATTCCAAATAATCGTGAATACCTTGTGATTTTGCTCTATATCTTGCCATCTTTTGAATGGTTTAGACATAAACAAGGCATTATTTTCAGTTGTCACACTTACTCATTTTACTAAGTCTATATTCCTACTATTTCTACTATTCTTCTCAGGGAATAGTACACATTGAGATGTGTAATAGGACTACAATAACTTTTCATCAAAAACTCTTTAAGATTGACGGTCTTCAGGAGTTTAAGCAATACAAGGTTGTCAGCATTACTGCTCAAGTTAAGATGATTAGCCCTAACAATAATTACTTTCTGTTCTGCCCGAACATACTACATAATTATTTATTGTATTGATTTTCTAATAACCAGGATTACTCCTAGGCAATAAGTTTTTTGGAAACTTATCACTTTCCTTGCTTATGAATTCACAAGTTATTTTAAAGACGTGAAATCCGCCTTATTACATTGGTAACCACTGCTACCCTATTCATATTTCAGAATAGGCAAGACTTAAATGGCTTAACGCAAACACCGTGAGTATTTAAACTCTGAAGGTTGTAATATTGTTTGCTTATATATTATTAATCAGTGTTTATTATTATAGTGTCAACTAAATAATTATCTTAATCAATAATAGCTAAGTTTTTATAACTTAACAAAACTAACTCACTTGTCTAGTATGGTGAGCCACCGCCAGGAACTTACTGGATAGTCTTACATTTACCTTGTCTAAAAACTAATCTGTAAAGAAAAGTGACATTCTTCTGTAAAACGAGAAGCATTTATTTAATATTTTTTAGCTATATGATAGCCATTATTTGTGAAATATGATAAAATAAAAAGTGAAATAATGATTTAATAGTAATAGGTCTTTATTATTATCTAAAAATAATCATCAATCTATCTAATTATCAACAACTTACAACTAAATTAATCAATTAATTCATTAAAAAACTCCTTAACAACTGTTAGGTAATTAAGGAGCTTTAACAAAGATAAAATCAACACTCATTAGATTGGTTTTCTAAACTATTAAGTTCAGATTCATTCTTTAAATCTTCTTGTTCTTCAATATCTGAAATTAATCTTTTAGATTTAGATAAAGCCCAAGCACAAATACCTAATAATTCATCTGCATTTTTAGCATCTTTATTAAGAGTATCTATAATTTGTTGTTTAAGTTCTGCAAAATTCATTTGTTTATATATTAAGGTTAATAATTCAATTAATTAAAATAAACTATTATAATACTATATTATTGAGGAAGATTATCTAGCTAAGATTTATCTATTATCCTTCTTAAATATAACTGTATCATCTTATACAAGTAAGTGTAAGTAATTAGCTTATCTCTTGTATTATAATAGTTTAATTTAAAATAAACTCCCTAACATAAGTTAAGGAGTTTAAGTTCAGCCGAAGGCTCAATCCAACAATCTAAAGTTGACCTGACCAAGATACACCTGCTGTAGCAAGTTTGGAAATACTTGATTGCTCAATAACTTCACAATCCATAGGTCTAAAGTACTCTTTACCTTGATAAGTTTGCATAACACCTGTAAATCTAACCTTAGAACCAACAAATAATGCTGGTAAATCTTTAGTTAATACTCTAACAGGATAAGGCAAACCTTTCAGTTTGAATTCTAAGCCTTGTAAATTCTTTTTTTCTGTAGTGTAAGGCTTAACAGTCAATACAGTGTCTGTATGTTCTACAGTTCTTTCTACTTTCTTCTCAGAAATAGAAACTTCAAGCGTTTTTAGTGACATATATGATTTTTTAAGGGTTTACGTCAATCCAAAAAGTAATTAATAAGGCTGTTTATCCACAATAAGCTCGACATATTTCTATGTTCATCTTAATGTATAACATTTATTGCACCTTATCAATTATAAAGGGGGAACTTCCATTCCCCAAAACTTAGGATAGGAGTATATTGGGTGGTGTTATTCATTCTAACACATATAATCAATTTTTTAAAAATATAAAAAAAATTTTTTTTACCCTATTTTTACACTTTTAGCTATAATTGTTACAAAATTATCTAATTTGTCGCAAATATGTACTAAATTTGAGACAGAATTAAAAATAATTAAAAATAAATTTGGAAATGTCAAACCTTATTTTTAACTTTGTGAAGTTATTACAATCTTAATGGGATTAAAGAATTAACAAAGCTTTAAAATTGAGATCTAATAATTAGGCAAACTTTACAAATAGTAAATTCCAGGTCTATAATAAATCAAGTATTGATTGTGGAGATAAATACAGCAGGTAAAGCTACTCCAGGGGTAAGGTTGAAAGACTAGACAGTTTCAAATCAAGATTTATTAGAATTTATAAGTAACCTTTGATTTCTTCAAGGGTAACTTTGTTATTTAATTAACTATTTAAAGTTAAATTTAATTAACTAAATATCAATTATTTAAATATTATTTTAATAAATTATTTGTTTTATAATAATTTTAGTTATACCTTTGTAGTATAATTAATAAAAGAATGAAATTTCAAATAAAATTAAAAAAAGAAGATAATATATATGAAGCTTATCTAACTTTTATAAATAATATCTTTGGAGATAATAAATTAACTGATTTAGAGATAAGGATATTAGGAACCTTAATGATGATTAAGAATAAATATAAACACCTTGAAGCTGAGAAGTTAAACAAGTTATTATTCCACAAAGAAACTAAGAAGAGAATTAGAGAATATTTATCTATTTCTGAAGCTGTTCTTAATAATACTACTAAAACCCTTAGAGCTAAAAACTTTTTAAAGTTTGATAAGATAATAATCCCTAATCCAGAAATTATTAATAATAGATTAGAAATAACTTTTACTTTAAATAAAGATGGAGAATAATTACTACACACCAAGTTTAAAAGAGTTTCATATAGGGTTTGAATGCGAATGGCAATGTAAAATAAGAAAAGAAAAATGGAACAAACAGATTTGTGATGTTGATTTAGTAAACATTGCTTATTCTGCATTTGAACATTCTGATGAAGAAGAGCCTTATGAAGAGCAATTTAGAGTTAAATACTTAGATAAAGAAGATATTGAAAGTTTAGGTTGGAAAAAAGAAGAAAATTGTTTTGTTAAAGACCACTGTAAATTATATTTATATGGAAATACACATATACAAATACAATCTTTAGGTAACTTGAATTTTAATGGTACAATTAAAAATAAATCAGAACTTATTAAACTGTTAAAGCAACTTAATATAACTAATGAATAAAACTGAAGAAAAGATAATTAAAGATTTAGTTCAAAAATATAATCTTCCTTTTGAAGTTATAGAATCTATAGTTATTTCACCTTTTCAGTTTGTTAATAAAACTATGAAAGAAATGAAACTATCTGGAGAATATAAAACAATCTTATTACCTAAGTTTGGTAAGTTTGCTCCTAGTTTAAGAAAGATTAAATTATATGAAGAAAATTATAGAAATAATAAAAGCTTATTGGAATTACCTAATAAAACCAAAGAATAAGACTTTACAAGAAGAAAGACTAGCAATTTGTACTCCTTGTAAATCTAATTCAACTTCAGGAGTTATTAATAAACATTCAAAATGTGAACTTTGTGGATGCTATTTACAAGTAAAATCAAACAATCAAACTAGCAGCTGTCCTGCTAATAAATGGAAAAAATAATATGAGTTTAAAAATAGAAATTAAAAATTGTTTACCTGTAGGTTATACACCAACAAAAGATTCAAAAAATACTACTATTACTTTAGATGATAAAGGAATGGAGTATGAATTTGATTATGTAGCAGATGGAACTACAGAAGTAGAATTTGATCCTCATGAAGGTGATTCTGTATTACAAGGTAAATATGTACAAAAGAAAATGATAGATGGTTCAATATTTAATATTGATTCAGGATTTATACATATTTCAGATATTTATATTATCTCTAAAAGTACTACACCTTACTTTAAAGATGAGAAAGCAGAAAAACAAAAGATTAAATCTTATAGTTATACCTTACAAATAGGTGATGTATTTATTAACATAGGTACAAAAGAAGAACAAGAAGACTTGTATAAAACCTTAATTGGTTGGTTTAAAGAATATAAAAAATAAATAATAAATAATATGGAAAATAAAACATTAAATAACACAACAGCTGATCAAGCTAAAAATCAAGTATCTGATATTCAATTTTGGGGTAATGGAGATGCTTGGAAATTATTAGGTAAAGCTTCAAGTAAAAATGAAGGTTGGATGAAATCATCTAAAGCTTATGAAATTGAAGGATTAGGATGTATAGTTCAAGTAACTACTCAACAAGATAAAAATGTAGCTGAAGCAGTTACTTTTGTACCTGGAGTTAAAATTTCTGAAGGTAAAGATGAAAATAATAAAGTAGTAACAAGACAATTAATTAAAATTTAATAAATATGAATACATTAAATGTTACACCTATTGGTAATGGAGTTATAGTAGAACTTCAAGAGCAGAAAGAAACTACTGAAGGAGGAATTTATCTTCCAGATACAGTAGAACAAAAAGAAGATTTATTAAAAACAACTTATGAAGGAGATATTGTTTTAGCAATAGGTCCAGATTGTAAGCAAGTTAAAGTAGGAGATTTAGCTTACTTTAATATTCAAGCATCATTTAAACCTTGTGTATTAAATGGTAAAAAGTATCTGTTATACAGAGAAGGAGATATTAATGTTATTATTAATAAGTAATGAATACTTTGTTAGATAAATTAGAAGATTTTGATGAAGAAGATAAAAAATATATTAGACCTTTAGATGTAGATGAAGAAAAACCTAAATATTCAAAATTAGAAACTTGGATAGACAGAGATTATAATTATAATTATATTTATAAACCATTTTGTAAATGGGATGGTATAACGTATGAAAAAAAGATTAAAAGATTAGATGAAAAAGATATTACTGATTTAGGATTTCAGTTTCTAAATGGATTAAATTCATGTGATTTTAATTACAAAAGACAATTGTTATACAAAATTAATAAATTAAATGGTCTATCAGTTTTACTTTACTTTGACAATATAGCAGATGGCTCTATTATTATAGAAGAACAATTAACTCAAAGACAAAAAGAATTTGGCGATTCTACAATTAAAAATATAATATTCAAAGGTAGATTAAGACATAAATTAGATTTAAAAAGACTTATGATACAATTAGGAATATTATCAGAAAGAACTTTAATAGCTTTATACGAATTAGATTTAAATAAATAAATAATGAATAAAGAGAAAAAACTAGAAATACTTAATAGATTAACTAAAGACGGAGATATTACTTTAGAAGAAGCTTTGATATTATTAGAAACTGAAAAAGAATATGTTTATATTCCAAGTAATAATAATCCTTGGATTCAACCTAATAAGCCAACTATTAATCCCTATATAAATCCTAAACCTATTCTTCCTGATTGGACTTATAGACCAGGAACAATAACTTATGGACAAAGTGCTTCTAGTAATATTGGAGATTTTTTTCCTCCTATCTGTAATGAAAGTCAATGTAAATCTACTAATTGCATTTGTAAAAATAATATATGAAGCTATTTGAATTAATTAATCAACAACCTATTATAACTGCTGAAGCTTTACTGATTCCTGTATTTAAAAAAATATGGGATATGGATAAATCTAAAGATAAAGGACAAGCTATAAAAGAACTTTCTTACATTTATCTTACAACAGATTATAAAAGTATTTATGCTAGTTTTCCACAAGATGTTAAAATAGATACAGTTACTAAAGATTTATTTAAAACTGACTATAAACCTAGTAAAGAAGTATTGGAAGGAATTGAAAAATATAAAGAACTTCAAGATACTTTTAATATGAGATTTCTTAAATCAGCTAGAAATGCAGCTGAAAAAACTATGGGTTACTTTGATAGTATTGATTATGAAGATAGAGATATTAAAGGTAATCCAATTTATAAAGTTAAAGAAGTAACTTCTGCTTTAAAAGATTGTGGAGGTATAATTGAAACATTAGATAAATTAATTGATAAAGTTAGTAAAGAACAAAAACTTGCTGAATCTAGAAGTAGAGGTGGAGGAGAAGGTTCTTTTTTTGAACAAAGATAAATGAATATAAATGAATATAAATGAAATAAATGAAATAACTGCTACTAGGCAGCATTTTGAAGAATATAAAAGATATACTAATTTATTACCAGGTTCTTCTTCTTGGATTAAATTCTGGGAAGAAGAAAGAAAAAGATGTATATTTGGTTATCACATAGGTTCAGATTTTGTACCTGGTTATTTTTATGACTATCTTAATTACAGTCCTATTATGATAACTAAAGAAACTAATCCAGATAAAGTAACTACTGGACAAGTTCAAGCTGATAGAATAGAAGGATTTCCAAATTTTTGGGATGGTGATAGTGATTGGTTTAAATATCTAGATGAAGCTGAAAACTCTGGAGAACATGCTTTTATGGGTGGATCCAGAGGTAAAGGTAAATCTTTTAAAGCTGGTTCTATGTTATGTAGAAACTATTTTCATTTAGAAAAATCTAAATCTTATGCTTTTGCTTATTCATTAGAATTCTTAACAGGTGATGGTATTATAACTAAAGCCTGGGATATAATGGATTTTAGAGATACTAATACTCCTTGGGGTAAAAGAAGACAATATAAAAATACTGATTTACATAGAAGAAGTTCTTTTCAAGAAATTGATAATGAAGGATTAAAAATTGAAAAAGGTTGGAAGTCTGAAATTATTGGAGTTACTGTTGGAGATGATATAGATAAAGTAAGGGGTAAAAGGGGTAAACTAATTATTCTTGAAGAAGCTGGTAATTTTAGAAAACTAGGAACTGGTTGGAATATATTAAGACCTTCAATGGAAGATGGTAAAAAAACCTTTGGTCTTATATTAGGTATCGGTACTGGTGGTACTGAAGGAGCTGCTTCTGCTGGTTTTGAACAATTATTTAGAAATCCTAGATCTTATAAAATACATCCAGTAATTAATAAATGGGAAGTAGGTAGAGAAAATACTGAATGTGGATATTTTTGGTCTGCTGCTATTAATTATTCTGGAGCTTATAATGAAAAAACTGGAGAAAGTTATATAGATACAGCTACTAATCTAATTTTAGAAGATAGAAAGTTAGTTGCTCAAAGTTCTGATCCACATGCTTTAACAAGAAGAAAAGCTGAATTACCTTTAACTCCTTCTGAAATGTTAATGAGAATTTCAGGAACTCAATTTCCTATTGGATTACTTAAAGAACAAGAAGCTGAAATATTTACTAAACCTCATTTATATAAAGATTTAGATTACTATGTTAAATTTGTTTTAGATCAAGAAACTCAAAAGTTCAAAGCTATAAATGATTTAGAAGCTGTACCATTACTAAAAGCTGGTCAACAAGATAATAAAAATATGCCTGGAGCTTTTATTATATATGAACATCCAGTTGAAGGTTCTCCAATAGGTAGATATGTAGCAGGGATTGATAGTTATGATTTTAATGAGTCTACAACTAATTCTTTGGGTTCAATGTTTATAGCTGACTTATTTACTAGAAGAATAGTAGCTGAATATACAGGAAGACCTGAAGCTACAACATTTTATGAAACTTGTAGAAGAGGATTACTTTATTATTGTAATGCTCAAGCTAATATTGAAAATGCTAATAAAGGTATATTTGATTATTTTGATTCTAAGAATTGTGGATATTTAATAGCAGATACTTTAAATATTGTTTCAGAATATAATGAATCTGTTAAAGCTAAAACAACTAGTACAAGAAAAAGAGGTCTTACTCCTAATGAAAAAATCAATGCTTATGCTAGAGGTATGATAGCTGAATATTTAAAAACTTCTACTAATAATCCAGATAAACCAGAAGAATTATTTGTTCATAAATTTAGATGTTTACCGGCTATTGAAGAAATGATTAATTGGAATAGTGATGGTAACTTTGATAGAGTATCATCATTAGGTTGTTTAATATTAATAATGAATGATAGATTAAAGTTTCCAATTGAAGAAAGATTTCAACAAGATGAGTTAGATGAATTTTTTACTAGAAATTATAAATCAAAAGTAGGCTTTAGCTATACACAAAATGGATTAATAGTCCCTAACTGGTTAACTAATACTTAATATAACTTATATTTGTAATATTTTTTATACATGAATTTTTCAACATTTAAGCAATTACCAAGACAAGCTATACCTGATAGTAAGAAAGATGAACAATGGGGAAAAGATTGTGTTGATGCTTGTGAAGGTTTAGTAATTCTTTTTAATGATGGAGCTAGAGAATCCAGGATAAATAAACAAAACAATTATAATCTTTATAATGGAATTATAAATCCAAAAGAATTAGAAAAAATTGCTAATCCATATAATTTACAAGGTCAAACATTTCCCTCAAGTCCTAGGAATATTCCTATTACTGAACCATACTTTAAAAAATTATTAGGTGAAGAATACAATAGAAGATTTGATTGGCATTTAGCTGTTATTAATGAAGATGCTGTTTCAAGTAAACTTGAACAACAAAAGCAAATGCTAAATCAAACTATTGTAGATATAATAAAACAGAAAGCTAATTTAACTCCAGAACAATTACAAGATCCAGAAGTTCAAAAGCAAATGGAACAACAAATCCAAGAAGCTTTAGATAATACTATGGAAATTAGAGATGAAAGAGAATTAGCTGGAACCAGGATATTAGAATATTACACTAGAAAATTAGATTTAAAAACATTATTTAATAATGGATTTGAAGATGCTTTAATAGCTGGAGAAGAAGTCTACTGTGTAGATGAAATTAATAAAGAACCTTTTGTTAGAAGGTGTAATCCTTTAATGACTTATTTCTTAACTAATCCTCATTCACATAAAGTAGAAGATTCTAATATTATAGTAGAAGAACAATATTTACCTTTAGGAGAAATAGTAGATAGATACCATAAATATTTAACTAAAAAAGAAATTCAAGAATTAGAAGATACTAATTTTAATGGAGGGACTAGAGCAGGAACTGATAAAAATATAATTAACTATGGACAATCTATTCAATGGAAAGATTCTTCAGATATAGATTTATTTGTTGGACCTAATATAAATAATGCTTCAAATGACTTTAATAACTATAGAGTATTAAGATGTGTTTGGAGATCAATTAGACTTATTAAAATTTTACATTTTTTAGATGAAAATAATGAAGAACAAACTACTGAAGTTCCTTCTTCTTTTAAACCGGATAAATCTTTAGGTCAATGGACAGAAGATATGCAAATTGGAGAATTTTGGGAAGGTACTAAAATAGCAAATAAATATTATGTTAAAGTACAACCAAGATCAATTCAATTTAGAACATTGAATAATATTTCTACTTGTCAATCAGGTTATGTAGGTTCTATATATAATACTAATGGTCAAAAGGTTTTTTCTTTTATGGATAAAATTAAACCAGATCATTTAATGTATATTACAATGGCTTATAGAACTGAAATGGCTTTTATGAAAGCTAAAGGTAAAATAGGTTTATTAGATAAAGCTTTAGTACCAGATGGTATGTCTATGGATATGTGGATGTATTATGCTGAAACAATGGGTTGGGCTGTAGTAGATTCTTTTAAAGAAGGAAAGAAAGGTGCAGCTATGGGTAAGTTGGCTGGTAATAATGCTACTAGATCAGATTCAATTAATTTAGAATTAGGTAATTATATCCAACAACATATTGCAGCAATGCAACAAATAGAAGCTAGGCTTGAAAAGATTACTGGTATCAATGATGCTAGAAAAGGAACTTCAGCAGCTTCAGCTGGATTAGGAGTTACTCAACAAGCTCAACAAGCTTCTTATGAAACTACTGAACCTTATTTTAGAGTTCATGATAATATTAAATTAAGAGTATTAGCAGCATTATTAGAAACAGCTAAGTATTGTTTAAAAAATGGAAATAAAACTTTTCAATATATTCTATCAGATTTAAGTACTGAAATATTTACTATTGACGGAGAACAATTTAATGAAGCTGAATATGGTATAATATCATCTGATGCTACTAATGATATGGAAACTTTACAAATGTTAAAGAGAGCTATGGAAATGGCTATTCAAACAGGTAAAGTTGATTCTGAACAATTACTTACAATTACTTCAAATAATTCAATGGCATCTATTAGACATAAATTAACTAAAACAGTTAGAGATGCTAAAAGACAAGAACAAGCTAATATAGAATCAGAACAACAAATTAGACAAGCTGATATAGAAGCTAGAGTTCAAGCTGAAAAAGAATTATTAGAATTAGAATATTATAAGTTAGAACAACAAGCTATGGAAAATCAATTAGATAGAGAAAATGAAATTTATCTAGCTGAAATGAAAGCTATTTCTTTAGATGATGGAGGAGGAACAGCTAATATAGAAAGTGCTGCTAATAGAGCTTTAAAACAATCTGAAATAAATCTTAAATATTTAAATGAACAAAATAAAGTAGCTTTAGATGATAGAAATAAAATTAATGAAAGATTAATTAAAGAAAAAGAATTATCTTTAAAAAATAAAGAAATAGAATCTAAGAAAGAAATAGAAGCTGCTAAATTAGAACAAATAAAAGTTCAAAATAAAAATCAAGAATTATTAGCTGATAAAAAAGCTAAACTTGATAAAGAAATGATGGATAAGAAAATGAAGATAGAGGAAATGAAAGCTAAAGCTGCAATTGCTAAATCTAAACAAAAACCTAAATAAAATGATTAAAATAGATATACCTTTATATAATCAAGAAGTGTATTTATTAATAGAAGATACAGAATTAATAGCTACAAAAAGAATAAATACAGAACATGATAATTTAGATAAAATAGATGAAGATAATAATTCAAGAGGTTTTGTATGGCAAACTAAATATTTAAAAGAAAATGAAGTAGAAAAATCAAGATTTTATATTTATGTAGAAAAGAATGATTTAACTACAACATTAGAACATGAGTTAATTCATTTATGTTGGGATTTATTAACAAATGTAGGAATTAAAATTAATCCTAGAAATCATGAAGCAATGACTTATTTGTTTGAGTATCTTTTAAAAGAATGTAAAGAAAAAATAAAAATGTATAGTTAGACAGTTAAGCTATACAGAATAGATAAATTAATTAAAAACATTTGTAAATGTCAATTAACTGTTAGACATTTGTACTGAATATAATAAAATGGCAGAAGAATTAGATTTTTTTGATAAGTTAGAAGGAATTACTTTAGATAAGGAAGGTAACAAAGTTATACCTACTGAAGTAGTTACTCTTGATGATGAATCAGATGAAGAAAAGGAAGCAAAATTAGAAAAAGAAAAAGCAGATAAATTAGCTGCTGAAGAAGCTGAAAAAATTAGATTACAAGAATTAGAAAATAATAATTCTAATGATAATGACGACAATCAATCAAAAAGTGTTTATGGTACTTTAGCTACTTTAATTAAAGAAGATACTGGATTATTTACAAATTTTGAAAAACCAATTGAAAAATCAGAAGATTTAATAGAGGGTATTAGATTTGAAGTATTAGAAGGAATTGAAGATTATAAAAAATCTTTACCTGAAGATTTTCAACAAATGCTTGAAAAATATAACTTAGGATTAGATTGGGATACAGTAAAAGAATTAAAATCTAACGAAGTTAAATTAAATTCAATTACTAAAGAAATAATTGAAGAAAATGAAAATGTAGCTAAAGATATTTTTATTGCACATTTAAGAGCTACAACTAATTGGTCAGAAGCTAAAATTGAAAAAGAATATACAAAAGCTTTAGATTTAGATGAAGTAATTGAAAAAGCAACTGAAGGATTAGAAGAATTAAAAAAGATTAATGCTGAAGATGAAAAAAAATTACAAGCTCAGTTAATAGAAGATAAAAAAAGAGAAGAAGAAAATTTAAAAAATACTTTAAAAGAACTTAAAGATTCTATTTATGATAATGCTGAAATTGTACCTGGTGTAAAATTATCAGAAAAAGATAAAGCAGAATTATATAGTCAAATAACTAAACCGGTAGGATTTACTAAAGAAGGTTATGCTGTTTCTAAAGTTCAACAAATAAGAGATAAAGATCCTATCAAATTTGAAAAAACTTTAAATTATCTTTTAATGAAAGGAGTATTTGATGAAAAACCTAATTTTGATTTTATAGTAAAGTCTGTTAAAACAAATACTGTAAAAAATCTAGAAAAACTAGCACAAGAAGAAAGTGAAAGAAGAGCTTCAGGTAAACCACCTAAACAATCTTCTAACCTATCTGATTCAATCTTAAATGCAATATAACTAATAAACAAATAATACAAACAATTAAATAAACAAAAATGTTAAGAATAAGTAATTTACAAATATCAGAACCTACAAACTTTGGAGGTCTTGTAACTGAAGCTAACTTAGGTTATCTTTTGGAAAATGCTCCACAAAAAGCATCTAACTTAATTACCCAACTATATTCTATGGATATGGGTATGATGGACTTACACACAAGGTTAAGTCAATTTCCTGTTAAATATTTTAAAACTGATGATGTATATCGTTGGAAATTAATGGGACCATCTGAAAAGAATATTCCTTTGCTAGAAGCTAGATTGACTAAAAATGGTTCAGCTTTAACTGCAAGTTCTACTGAAAAACCAGGTTTAGGTGCTTCAAGATTCTATTTGTTATTCCCTGAAAAATATTTCTTTGATACAGAAATGATTGTAGGTGAACAAAATGAAAAATACATTGTTAGGATAATGGATGAACCTACTACAGAAGGTGGAGTTAATTACCTATATGAAGTAGAATATGTAACAAATGATTCTAACTCTTGGTTTCCAGTTGATGAACTAGTTGCTGGTAAAAGATTTTCTAAAGAAGGAAATGCTGTTGAAAGAACTATGAGTTCTAAAGGTGGTCAAGATAGTTATGTAACTCCATTTGAAATGGAAAACAGCTTTACTTACATGAGAAGGGAACTTCATGGTGTTGGTAATATGATTGACAGACCTCTACAATTTTCTTTTATTGGAACTGATGGTAAAGAACATTCAACTTGGACTCAATTTCAAGATTGGGAATTTGAAAGAAATTTCCGTTTGTTAAGAAATAGATCTTTGATGTTTGGTCAACCATCTAAAACTTCTCAAGGAACTCATTTGAACAGAGGTAAATCTGGTAACTTTATTGAAACTGGTGCTGGTCTTAGAGCTCAAATGGATCCTTCTAACGTAGCTTACTACAATAAACTTAATATTGGTTGGTTAACTGATTTAATGTTAGGTTTGTCTGTTAATAAATTGTCAATGGATAAACGTAAATTTATCTTGAGAACAGGAGAATGGGGTATGTATAATTTCTCTAAAGCTTTAGAAGAAAAAGCTTATGGTTGGGAAAGAGTATCTACTACTAACATTAACAACATTTCTAGAGTTAATGATAATACAAGAATCAGTAAAGGTGCTGGTAATTCATTAAAACTTTCAGGACAATTCTTGGAGTTCATTGGACCAAATGGTGTTGAAATGACAGTAGAAGTAGATCCATCTTATGATGACCTAGTTAGAAATAAAATTGCAATGCCAGGTAATAATGGTATGGCTGAATCTAACAGATTTGATATTATAGATTTAGGTACTGAAAATGGAGAACCTAACGTATGTTTAACTGCTCCAGAAAACTTCTCTGAGATTATGGCTTATATCCCAGGTATGAGAGATCCATATTCAATTGGAAATAAAAAACCTAAGATGGTTGTAACTCCTAAAGATGGTTACGAATATCATAGAATGGATATTTTTGGTGTAATGATCAAAAATCCAACCCGTTGTTTACAAATAATTCCTTCTGTATTAGCTTAATACAGAAAAAACAAAAAATAGTTTTGCACAGGTAAGATATTTTTCTTACCTTTGCAAGACAAATTAAAATAAAAATGGATTACAAAACATTAAGAAGTAAAAAATTAATTATTAAACCTATTATGACTAGAAGCACTTGGCTTAAAAAAGGTCATGATGGAGAACATTCTTATAGTAACACTAATAAGATTTTTCAAGCTAAACAAGGAGCTAATGGATTTATAATGGATCCTTTGGAATTTATGTCAGAAGAAGAGAAGAATAAATTTGCTTCTGAAATAAGAATTAAACCAGAAGATTTGAGTGTGTTTAACCCAACTAATATTTTTACTAAACATTCAGTAAGTATAAACAAAAATCAAAAAATTATTGATTGTTCAGATCCTTTACAATTTTTAGATTTCTTAGTATTAAAAGGTTATCCTAATATTGTAAGAGTTCCAGGAGAACAAGAAAGACCTACACAAATATTTGAAATAGTAGATCAATCAGAAGTAGATGCTACAAATGCTCAAACAGTAAACTTTAAATTAAAAGCAAGTTTAGCTTTAGCTAAATTAGAAGGTAATACAAAAAGTTTAACTAATGTTTTATTAGTAGCTGGAAAACAAAACATTCCTAGAAATGCTACTGCTGAATGGTTGTTAACTGAAAATTATAAATTGATGGAAGAAAGTCCTAAACAATTTATTAAAATTTTAGAAGACCCATTGTTTGATCTTAAAATATTTATTAATGATGCTTTAAATGCTAAAGCTATTATTAAAGTAGGAAAAGATGAATATGAATTAAACCACTCAGGCTCTCTTATTGGAAACATGAAAGAAGTTTGTGCGTTCTTTGAAAAGCTTGAAAATCAAGAAGACAGAATGATTGTTCAAGCACAGATAGATAAATCAAAAGGTAAGTAATAGTGACTAGACAGGATTTTTTAAATGAATTTTATTTAAAATTAGACAAGATAGCCAGTCTTGCTCTTCCTGGATATGAACCTGCTGAAATAGCTGTAATAGCTTCTGATGTACAAGAACAATTAATTTTAGATAAATATAGTTCTAAAAATAATGATGGTTTTGAACAAACAGAAAAAAGAACTGCTGAATTAGGAGAATTAGTTACTAATGCTATATTAAGTCCTTTAACTTATAATCCTTTATTAAATGTAAATAATGGAGTATTTGTAGATTTACCAAATGATTATCCAACAAATGTTTTTTGGTTACCTATTTATGAAGAAGTAACTATTAATAAAAAATGTGATAATAACTTTATTAAGTTACCTGTTAAAGAAACAACTCATGTTGAATTAAATCAACTAAAAAAAGATCCATTTAATAAACCAACCATTAAAAATGATTTGGTTTTTAGATTAAGATATAGTGATCATAAACATGAATTAGTGACAGATGGAACTTTTAATGTAACATCTTATCAATTAAGATATATTAAAAAACCACAAGATATTAACTTAACAACTAATTTAACTGCTCAAGTATCTGAATTATCGGATTTTGTACATCCAGAAATTTTAGATAAAACAGTAGAAGAAATACTAAAAGTTCTTGGAGATCCAAGAATTCAACTAATGCAAAAACAAGAATAAAACCCAATTATTAACAATAAATCAACAATAAAATGATCGCAAGTCAAAATCAATTAAAAACACTATTGCTAGGTGACAACATAGCTATTGGAAGCTTACCAGCTTCAGGAGTACAAGTATCACCAGTTAATTTAACCGCAGGAGAAATTTGTTTAACAAATGAAGCAGGACAAGTTGTAAACTCTGGAGTTGCAGCTAAAACAGGTAAGTATTACATTGTACAAGGTCAAGGACCTACTTTACCATTAATTAAATCTGATTTAATTGATTTTAGTAAAGCTACTATTAATTTTAAATTGTATCAAGCTCCTGTAGAACAAGTTTCTTATATAGGATATGCTGGTGGAAATACTGTAGTAGGTTCTGCTACTATTCCTGATACTCCATCTGTAAATACTACTTATTTTGGTAGTTTAAGTTTTATAGATTTTAATATATCTGGAAACAGACAAATTAAAAAAGAGTTTATGTATTCAGCTACACCTGCTGATAACAAAACAACTATTACTGATGCTTTATGTTTAAGTGCTCATAATGCTGTAGCTAAAATGATTGAAAAACCTTATAAAGTAGAAAGAGTATCTTCTGCTGCTGGAACAGAAGCTTTAGGTGCAGCCGATACTTTTGTAGGAACTATAGGTTCTAAAACAATTACTATTGTTGAAACTGGTGGTGTACTACCATATTTATTTGTAGTAGGTGATTATGTAAGACTAGGAACAGCTGTAACAGCTCCAGTTTATAAAATTACAGCAACTACTGTAACTGTAACTGATGGAGGTGTTTTAGTTTTAGACCAACCTTTACAAGAAACTGTAAGTTATACTGGTACAGGAGTTTGTGAATATATTACTGCTGCTGAATTTGAAGCTTCTAATACAGGTTTAAAATTTACTGGTTTAGCTAAACAATATATCCCTCAAGTAATGAGAGGTTTTGAAAAAGTAAGATTTACTATAGAATTAGATGAAGTTTCATTTGGTACTACTGGTATTACTTATGTAACTGCTGCTGTTGAAGGTAGAGGAACTTCTGCTCAAATTCAAGAATTAGAAAGATATTCTCAAATGAATCAAGGTAATAGATACACTTCTTATAATCCTCCAACTCAATATATTGCTAATGCTTTAGCTTATGGAACAACTTGGAATACTTTTTCAATTAGTTATGAAACTGAAGCTAAACATGCAATTGTAAATAATTCTCATTTTCCACAAGAAATACTTATAGCTGGAGTGTCTGGATTAGATAATACTCAGTTTTATGATGTACCTACAAGTAATACTGGTTTATGGTCATTATTACAAACTTTATCTGGAACTACCTTTACTACTTGGTCATAATCAAATAACTAATTAATAATTTAAAAGGCTATAGCTTACACAAATAGCTGTAGCCTTTTTTAATGTAATAAAATGGCTTTAAAATTAAACTTTAACATTTGTCAAGATGATAGTTGTATGTATTTCAGATTTTCTGAAACAACTGGAGCTTATGCTACTAATAATTTAACAGGATGGAATACACCTAATACACTTTTAGCTGATGCCATTAAAGCTGAATTAGTTATAACTAAGCCTGATAATACTACTGTTACTTTAGATATAACTCAAGGTAATAATACTAGTACAAATTTAGACAACTTTCCTACTACAGATTCTACTAGAGAATATGTAATTAATAGTTATGATTTAGGTTATACTGCTTCTTCTAGTCTTGGACCTATATCTGATGGTATGTATAAATTTGAATATAGAGTTACTCTTGATAATAATTCTATTGTAACAAAAACTAATAAGTTTTTTGCTAAATGTCAATTATCTTGTAAAGTATCTAAAATACTTGCTGACTTAGGTATTACTGAATGCCCTTGTTCTAATGGTAATGAAAAAAAAGATGCTTTAACTATTTGGACTCTTTTTAAAAGTCTTGAAGAAAATACTAAATGTGCAACAGAATTAAACAAACTAAATGATTTATATAATACTGTAAGTGATTTAGCTGATTTATTTGATTCTGATTGTGGTTGTAATTAATAAATAAAAAATATAAAATATGGCTTGTGATTGTTGTGACGATAACTTAACAAACTTAAATGCTGGTAATGATGGTCAATCTTCTTATCTATACATTATTTATGCTGATGATATTGAAGGAACTAATGCTCAACTAACTATTCCAACTTGTTTTGTAGCTATAGTTAAAAGTAATGTCAGTATGACTAATAATGAAGCTACTACTTATGCTATCAATAATGATTTATTTTTAAATATATGTGGAGCTGATGGAGAAGAAGGACCCCAAGGTCCTCAAGGAGATCCAGGTATAACTGAAACATTATATTATCAATATATAGAAAAAGATGGAAATGTTTTACCTCAACAATCTACATTAAATTATATAGGTAATTTAGTTAATGTAACAAATAATCTTACAGGTCAAACAGATGTAGAAATAAGTAATAAAATTTATTATTGTGATTTATCTATAAATAATAATTATGTACCTGAATCTGGAATTATAAATAAAGTAACACCAGGTGCTGCTAGAAATATAGCCCGTGATGGACAAATAATAGGGAAATATACTCGTATTGTTTCTAATAATGTTGCTGCAACTGCAAGTGCTACATCAGGTAGTTATGTAGGTCAAGGAGGACAACCTGCTGTTCCAACTTGTTCTTTTGGAACTATGAATAATATTACAGGTGTATTTACTATATCACAACCAGGACTTTATTTTTTAAAAGCATCAGTACATTTAAAACCAGATAACGGTACAACTATATATTGGAGTACTACAAGTCATGGACAAATTGGACTTGGTTTAACACCTAATAATGAAACTGATATTTATTTTGGAAATTATCAATCAGTTTTACAAAATATTACAACTGATATAGATATTACAACTTCTGGTATAATATACCTTCCAGAAGTACCTAGAGGAGTAAAATTAAAAATATTAAATACAACAAGTAGAGATTATGATGGAACAGGTTATGCTAATGGTGATGGATTTAGATTTGCAATAGTTAAACTTTATTAATAAAAATATTAAATATAAATATGTGTGATTGCTGTGATGATAATTTAGTAAATTTAAATGCAAGTAACGATGGACAATCTGCTTACTTGTATATTATATATGCTGATGACCTTATTGGTACTGATGCTCAATTAACTGTCCCTACTTGTTTCCAAGCTTTTGTTAATAGTAATGTTAGCATGACTAACCAAGAAGCTATTGACTATGCTATTAATAATAATTTATTTTATGATAGATGTGGAGATAGTGGTGGATCAGGTAGTCAAGGTCCACAAGGACCTGCTGGTCCTAAAGGTGATGCTGGAGATCCAGCTTGTAATCCTTTAGCTGAAATTAGTTTAAGATTTCTAGCAGAAGGAGAAGAAGAAGATTTAGTAATAAATTTTGATCAAGATGGTACTGAATGTGCACAAACATTTACTGGTATAGTTTTTCCTGGTAATTTTGCTGCTAGTAGTTTTTTTGCTGAAGTACTAAATTCTAGTCAATTTGAAAATGCTGTAAATAGTGCTGTAAGTGGTACTTTTAGTTGGGTAAATATTGATAATACTACTATTACTCCTTCTAATTTTACAGGTACTTATTCAGGAGAAACTGTAACTGTAGTTGATGTAAAATCTAATGATGTAAAATATATTAAAATTGGAGAATCTGTAACATTAACTTATAATCTAGTATTAGAAATAGCATTTAGTGCTACATCTTCTTATACAGGATCTTTTAGATGGAGATTACCTTCTCCTATAAAACCTGCTAATATTGTATATAATACATATATGAGAGAGGCAAATGGTCCAGGAGGTCAAGGTGGTGGTGCTTCATATTGCGTGACAAATACTTCAAGTGGGCAAGAAGGTATAAAATTTAGCGGAAGTACTAATGATTCTGAAAGTTATTTTTTATTCTTACCTGGTACAACTACTTATACATTATCAGGAACAATTACATATAAAGCATAATATGATAAATCAAACAATAACAATAAATTTTTCTGGTGGTACTTATTCTTTAGTAAGTATTAAAGGAGAGCAAGTAGATTTTACAATAGAAGACTCAGGTACTTTAACTAATAATTATTACATTAATACAGCTGAAACTTTATTTGTAGGTAAAACTTTTAAATTATATTATAAAGCTGATGTAACTAAAGGTGTTTTTAATTTTAATATATTAGGAACTAATTTATCTGAAACTCAATTAAAAAGACAATCTACAATAGAAGCTGTATATAATGGTACTACTTGGGATTTAAATATTACTCCTAATACTGTTAGTACAGGTTGGATTAAAAATTCAGATAATAGTCCTACTAATAATTTAGTAACTTTTACAATACCAGTTAGTTTTGAAACTGGAGAACAATCTAATAATAGTATATATATACCTTTTGATTATGTATTAGTAGAAGGAGCTTATTGTATTACAAAAGCTATTGCTGGTACAGATCCTGCTACAATAACTATTAAAACTGATGGTACTAGTAGAGGTGTTACTACAATATCAGCATCAACAGCAATAAATACTGAAAATAAATTAACAATATCAAATACAACAGGTGATGTTGCAGGTTATTATGCTCAAATAGTAACAGCTAAAACAACAGCTGGAGGTAAAGCTTTAGTTACATTAGTAGTTAAAAAAGTTTAATATATGAGCAATTTAGATACACCTGATTACATAACAAAACAATATATGTCTGCTCAACTAGCTAATGTAGCTTGTTGTTTAACTAATAAAGCTACAAGAATTGTAGATAAAATTAGTATAGGACAATCTTGTGAATCTGAATTATTAGACTTACAATTCTATACAGCTATTGCTGATATACTTAATTGCTATGTAACTGATTTATCTATTATAAAAGATATTACAGAGTATTACAATAACTTTGATGATACTTTATGTAAATCAGGTTTATCTCTTCAAAGTATTAAAAATGGTACTATTACAGTAACTCATGAAGTTGATGGAGAACAAGTATTATATCACACTTATAATTTAATAAGTTCAGGTTTTTATACATCAATATTTAATGCTTGGGTAACTGATTTTAATAATGATGCTACTGAAGGAGTTGTTGCTACTGTTAGTTATTTAACTCCAAATTGTATAGATTTTAATATTATAGGTTTATTAAATCCTATAATTAGTGTAGAACTATATGATGATAATTCAACACTTTATTGGGATGAATCTACTACTAATAGTTCAACTGTAGAAAGTACAATAATAGAAGGTACTCAATATACTAATCAAAATGAAGCTAATTGTTTAACAATAGAGCAAGTATTTGATCTATTAGAAAAACTTAGATTATATTGTAAAAATAGTAATATAAGTATAAATACTACAGGTTATTTACCTTCAACTAAATATCCTGAAAATGATAATTATGTTAGACCTTCAAATAATACTAATACTAACACATCTAATGAATACTTTGGTATCAACTTAGGTAATCTAGGTCTTGGAGTATTTAAGCAGCTTATAAATAATGTATTTCAATTTAGAAGATTAGTAGCTGGAGATAACATAACTTTAACTGAAGATGATAATACTATAACTATAACAGGTCAAGCTGGTGGAGGTGGAGGAGGAGATGGTTATAATCTAGTACAAGAAGAAGGATCAAATTTAACACAAAGAACTACTTTAAATTTTGTTGGGCCTCAAATAACAGCAGATGATAATTCTTCTAAAACTAGAATTACAGTTAATGTAGTTGGTATAAATTTAACAGATTAATATGCTAATAAAAGTAAAAAAATCAGAAATTCATGGAGTAGGATTATTTAGCGTTAAGACTTATAAACCTAAAGAAAAAATATATCCAGTTTTTGCATTAGATAAAGAAATAAATAAATATTTACCTATAAAATGTTCTATTTATGTAAATCACAAAAATGAAAGTAATTGTGATGTTGTTTTAATAGATGATGTAATTTGGATGGTAGCTAAAGAAACTATTAAACCAAATACAGAATTAACAAGTAACTACAGAGATTTAAAAACTCTAAATGTAGATTTAACACATTTAAATATAGATTATGATTTGGAGTAATATATTAGAATTATTAATAAATTTTAAATTAGAATTTGCAACTTTAGCATGGACTATTACTCCTTTTGGACCTTATGGTTTTTATAAGCAAGTTAATAATTCAGGGCAATTAGAATTTAAATCTTTAAAAGTAGTAGGTATAAATAATGGTGCTACTTGTTATGAAACACCAAATGAAGTAGTTGTATTTATAGGTAATGTATTACCTCCAAATAGTAATAATGATATATATTTAGCTGATACTCCTGAAGATGTAGCTGATATACCAACAGCAGGTCTTAATGCAGGAGATTTAGTTTATATTATATCTACAGAATCTTATCAAAGTTGGGATGGGGATTCTTGGGAAGATTACACGCCTGGTGAACCTTTAATACCACCTTTAGCAGATGTGTTAGACCAAGGCAATACTTCAGGTCCAAATGATATTGTATTTGATGCCTCACAAGGATTATTATTTGATAATAATTCAAGATTAAGAGAAGGTACAATTGATGCAGGATTAGGTGGAAGTAAAGGTATTGCACAAATTTGTGGAGTAGGTTATGAATTAAAGTGGGAAGCAGGTCGCTTATATGTAATGGGTGATGGTGGTACTACAATTAGGCAATCACTTTATAATTTTAATAATACACCAACAGCAACAGATGATAGTGATTTAGGATATGCAGTTGGTTCATTGTGGACATTAGACGATGGTACAACTTATGAATGTATAGATGCAACACCAGCATCTGCTGATTGGATTATACGACATAATTTTGTTTTTACAAAAGATGCAGATGACAATGTATTCTATGATGGAATGGAAAGTCAAGTTACATTAGGTACTAATTGTCGTAAGAATATATTTTATAAATCACAAGGAAACATAACATTAGGTAATAATGCTTATGGAAATATTTTTGAGCCAACGGATAATGACCATGAGCTTGTTTTTGGTGATAATTTAAACAACGTAACAGTTAAAGCAGGGAATAATTTTATTACAAATGTATCAGGAACATTACTTATGACATCAGGCTCTTATGCGTTTCTTTACAACAAAAAATATTCTTCTGAAATATTTATTGGGTCAGACGACATTCCTTATCATAAATACTATCAAGGTGCGAATGATAGATATGTACTTACCAATTTAATTAATTTTGATGAAACTTATATTGGTGGTGCAAGTGGAGGTAGTGGTATTCCTAAAGCAACTGCAAGTGGAACTGATACCTACACAGCAACAATTACAGGAGTAAGTGCTTACAACGATGGAGATGCTTACCTTATAAGATTTACTAATGGAAATACTGATACTTCTACATTAAACATATATAATGGAACTTCATTTCTTGGAGTTAAGACACTATACAGAAATAATGATGGTGCAATAATAGGAGGTGATATTTGGGATGGTGCTGAAATGTTGTGTGTTTATAATTCTACACTTAATGGATTTCAATGTATCGGTACAAGTCCTAATAGTTTATATGCCTATGTTGTAAATGCAGACTCTGTTGCTATAACAAGAGGTCAACCTGTATATGCTTTTGGTAGTACAGGAAATAGAATGAGTGTTAAATTGGCAAATAATCAAAATGATGGAACTTCTGCACAAACTTATGGTTTAGTATATTCCACATCAATAGCAGTAGGTCAAAAAGGTATTATAATTATACAAGGTGTTTTAAGTGGTTTAAATCTTGGTGGTACTTGGGCAGATGGAGATGCTGTTTATTTAGGTAATACCGCAGGTGCTATAACTAAAACAAAACCTTCTGCACCTGATCATTTAGTTTATTTAGGAGTTGTTGAAAGAGCAAATGCTGGAAATGGTATTATGTATGTTAGAGTTCAGAATGGTTATGAATTACAAGAACTGCATAATGTTCAAGCTCAAAGTCCATCATTAAAAGATACATTATGGTATGATAGTTCAGTAAGTCCAGGGCAATGGAAAACTGCATCAATAGCAACAATACTAGGATACACTCCTATATCTGCAAACTCAACTGAGGAACTAACTAATAAACGTGTAACTCCAAGAACAGGTACAATAGCAAGTGCAACAAATCCAACTATTAATACCGATAATGTAGATTTTTTTAGTATTACAGCACAAACGGCAGATATAGCTAATATGTCAACTAATCTAACTGGAACACCGAGAGAAGGGCAGACATTGTGGATAGCTATTACAGGAACAGCATCAAGGGCAATTACTACATGGGGTACAAGTTTTGAAAGTTCAGGATATATTACATTACCAACAACAACTGTAGGTACTACAAGATTAGATGTTGCATTTATTTGGAATACAGTAACAAGCAAATGGAGGTGCGTAGGAGTAGCATAATATGGGAATACCTGCAAACATAATAGGAATAATGGGCAAGATAGATACAGACGCTCTTAGTTTTTTAAATAGAGCTGGTATAACTAATCCAACAGAAAGACTTGCAATAAATTATTTAGTAAGAACATTAAAGATAAATAATTTATGGACTCCTTTACTTACTTTTTGGCCTATGGTTGGCGGAACTTCTAGTTCTTGTTTAAGAAATTTAAAAGAAGATACTAATAATTTACAATTTTTAGGTGGTGGTTGGACTTTTGACTCAACAGGAGCTCAACCAAATGGTACAACAAGTTATGCTGATACAGGTGTGCAGTTACTTTTAGAAACATCTTTAACTAGCGTTTCTTTTGGTGTTTATTCTAAAACTAATACAACAGTAACAGGATTTGATATGGGAGCTCTTATAGGTACAGAAAGATTTCATTTTGCAACTGGTTTATTACCAACTTTCTTAATAACTACATATATTAATAGAGCTCTTGGAGCATCTGATTTAAATGCACCACTTTCAAACACAACAGGGTTATTAGTGAGTACCAGAACAGCAAATAATGTTGAAGCTGTTTATCGAAATGGTTTACTTCTTGCAACAGGTTCAGCTCCAAGTACTGCTAGACCTAATGGTAATTGTTTTTTAGGAGCAAGAAATCAAAATGGAGTAGCTGCTAATTGGTCAAACAAAAAATATGCAGCAGCTTTTATTGGTAACGGATTAACAGCTGGACAAAATGCTACCTTATATACGATAGTTCAACAATTTCAAACACTTCTTGGAAGACAAGAAGTATAACTAATAAAAATTAAAATATGGCAACACCAATAGTAATAAAAAATCTTGGAATTAATCAAGAATCAGGACTTGAAGAAGTTCTTAAAGTATGGTCAGTAAATATCAATGCAGACACTGAAATTATTGATGTGATGTATAAAATATATGAAATATTACCAAGTGGATTAGAAAGATTAAATACAGGGGAAAGGCATTACTACAGGTACAATCATCCTAATAATATGTCTTTTGATATGTGGAGAAATAGTCCAATAGGTATTGGTATTTCTCAAGCTATTGAAGGAACTATTGCTGATTACCCAAACTTAGAACAAAATACAGAACCTTCTGTAGAAAACTAATAATTAAATAATATGAAAATAATAAAATTTATTAAAAATCTTTGGAAAGATGATAAATCATGGTTTGCTATACCTTTCTTTTTTGGAGCTGTAGCTTATGGTAGTTTTACTAGTGGAGTACCTTTAATGGGAATTATTTGTATAACTGTTCCTGTAGGAGTATTTATTTATTTATATTTTGATAGAGAAAGAAATGGATTTAATGATTAAAGTATTATTAATTATAGCAGCTATAATTTCTCCTTTATTTAATGCTAAAGTAGAAGCTCATTATTATGATACTATTCCTATGGATAATTTTAAACATAAAGATATTCATTGGATATTTGCTATAACTAGAAGTGTTTTATTTACACTATCTGGTATAGTATGTTATTACTTAAATGATATATGGTTATTTTTAGCTGTTTTAGCTTTATTTCCATTCTTTCATTTAGGTAGTTTATATGCTACTAGAAATACTTTAAATCCTAAAATATATAAAAAAAGATGGCTTGATGTAAGTTCTAATACTTCTAAAGCTATAATTGATACAAAAACTAATTTTAAAGATACACCTTATATTAGAATAATTATTCTTATATTTGGAGTCTTATTAATAATTAAAAGCTTTTTATAAAATGACTAATTTAAATGATATAATTATAAGCTGTGTAGAAACAATACAAGAACATCCTTTATATGGAGCAATTACTAGTTTATTACTTGTAACTTTTGCAGGTATATTAGAATTTTTTGGTGATATTGGAGGATTAGATAGAATATTAAAAAACTCTGCTTATATAGTAGCTATTATATCTGGATTAATAACTATATATTATACACTTAAAAATAAAGGTAGGAAATAATGGATAATGTAACTTTAGAACGTATTAAAACTATTCATCCTAAACTTAGGATTGAATTGCAAGCTATATATAAAGAAATATTTGAAAAGCTTAAAGGTACAGCTGAGTGTAGATTTACACATGTACTTAGAACTATTGCTGAACAAGATGCTTTATATGCACAAGGTAGAACTAAATCTGGTAAGATTGTTACTTGGGCTAAAGGTGGTGATTCTTATCATAATTATGGCTTAGCTGTAGATGTTTGTTTAATAGGTGATTTTAATGGTGATAAAGTTAAAGAAGCTTCTTGGGATACTTTAAAAGATTTTGATGGAGACCATCAATCTGATTGGAGAGAAATAGTTGAAGTATTTCTTAAATATGGTTGGTCATGGGGAGGTAATTGGAATAAACCTAAAACAGATAATCCACATTTTCAAAAAACTATGAATTATTCTATACAACAATTAAAGACTTTACCTAAAGATGAAAAAGGTTATCCTAAGCTATGAAATCAATAAAACAACACATAGTAGATTTTAAAAAGCCAACCCCTGCTAGATGGAGAAGAGTAGGGGATTTAGGATTGTTGCTTTTAATTGGATTACAAACAAGTATAGCAGCAGCTCCTGAAGAAGTATTAAGTACTAAACAAAGTTATTGGCTTGGTACTATAATGAGCTTATTATTAATTACATTTAAATTTTGGACAAATACAAGAACAGATGAAGATATGGATAACAATGCTCCTATTAATAGGGAGCCTAATAGCTTGTAACTCTGAAAAGAGATTACAAAAGGCTATTAATAAACATGGACAAAAAGAATCTATTAGTTATATTGTAGGTAAATATCCTGAATATTTTACTAATACAACTGTTATAGATACAGTATTTAAAGTAGATACTGTTTATATTCCAGCTAAAGATGGTGTTATTACAGATCCTGTAATAGTACATGATACTATATATGTTAAAACTAAAGACTTTAGTGCAACTATAAATAAGAATACTGGTAAAGGTACTTACAAAATACCTAAAGATACTTTGTTTATACATGATACTACAGTAGTTAAAGTAAATGTACCTTGTCCAGACTTAGCTAAATTAGATACTAATAGAATGGAACTATTAGAAAAAGACTTAACTACAGCTAGACATACTATTGTAGCTAGTTGGATTATAAGTCTTTTATTAATTAGTTTAATTATATTATACTTTACTAAAAAAGCTAAATAACTTTAAAAGTTATATTTTTTAAAATATTTGGTATTGTAATATTAATCTTATATTTTTGTTGATTATGAGTCAAATTACACCTTCAATAAATGAACTTTCATTTAATATTTTAAATATAGCTAAGACAAAAACGACTATTCAAGAGCCTATAAGTCTAGCTCAAATTAAATTTAATATATTAGCTGTTAGAGCTTTATTAATTAAACAAGAACTTAATAAAAATTATACTCCAGATAGTTCAACTATTCAAACATTAGAATGTGTTAATGTTAAATTAGTTGATAGTTCTGAATGTAGTTGTATTCTTACTGGATGTAAACTTCTTAGAACTGTTGAAAAAATTCCTTCTGTAATAGAAGGTAATTACACTAAACTATTAACAAGAGTTGGACCTGTAGGAATTGATTTAACTCCTTTTAGTATTATTTCTTATAGTAGAGTACCTTATTACACATATAATGATTTTACAAATAAAAAAACTGTTTGTTTTTTGCATAATGGTTATTTATATTTTTTAGGAGAAAATATTAAATTATTAAAAAAGGTTAATATTCAAGGAGTATTTGAAAATCCTGAAGATGTATCATCTTTTCTTAATTGTGGAAATGAACCTTGTTATTCTGAAGATTCAGCTTTTCCAGTTAAATATTCTATGGTTCCTATTATTACTCAAATGGTATTAGAGAAATTTATGCCTCAAACTCAAACTATTGATGATAGTAATGATGGCTCTATTAATCCAAAACAAGTTACTACATAATGGAACAAGATTTAGGAATACCAAAAAGATCTTTAGGTAAAATTAAAGCTGATTATAAAGTAAAAGATTTATATAAATTTTATATTTCAAAAATAGATAAAAAATCTATTTATAATGTAAAGAAAACTGTTTACAATAATATATTAAAAGATTTCTTAGAAACATTATATCAACAAAAAATTGTTTTAAATAGTTATGAATTTACAATTCCTTGTAGATTAGGAACTTTAAGAATAAAACAATTTAAAAGAAGATATAAGATTGATGAAAATAATAAACTTATAAGTAAATTAGCTTGTAATTATAAAGCTACTAAAGAACTTTGGGCTAGAAATCCTGAAGCTAAAAAAAAGAAAAAACTTATATTTCATGAAAATAAACATTCTGATGGGTATGAGTTTAGATGTCATTGGTCTAAAAAGAAAAGTAATACACCTTGTAAATCTTTTTATCAGTTTATACCTTGTAGAACTAATAAAAGATTTATAAATGAATGTATTAAAAAAGGTATTAATCTTAAATTTTACGAATAATGTTTGTAGATAAATATGTATCAGTATTTCAAGTAATAGGTAATGTAATTAGAGATGGTGGATATGAACAATCTGATTTTATAGAAGATGATTTAATTCAATGGGCTGCTGAAGCTTTAGATTTAATAGGAGTTCCAGGTCAATATATTGATAAAGTAGCTTCTTTAACTGGAGTAAAAGGTAAATATAGATTACCTTGTGATTGGAAACAAAGAGTTCAAGTAGCTGGATTAACTCCTGCTGGACAATTTCCAATGAGAGAATCTACAGGAACTTTTCATCCTTTATTTAAGTCATGTAAATGTACTGAAGATTGTGCTTGTACTAATAATTCTTATGCTAATTTTGAAACACCTATTTCTTATGATGCTAATGGTAATCCTGTTATAAATTTTAGTAATGCTTATAATGTAGCTTTTAATAAAAATTTATATATAGGAGGAACAACATCAGCATTTCCTATGGATGCTACTTATAAAATTAATGATAATTATATTATAACAAACTTTGATAATAAAGATTGTAAAATATTAGTAGCTTACAAAGCTTTTCCAGTTGATGATAATGGTTATCCTATGATACCGGATAATGTTGCTTATAAAATGGCTGTTCAATGGTACATTATAGAAAAACTTGATTATAAAATGCTAAGAAGAAGTAAAATAGAAAAACATGTTCATGATTATTCTGTTCAACAATGTTCTTGGTATATGGGTAAAGCTAATGAGCATGGACATCAACCTTCTATTGATCAATTAGAATCTTGGAAAAATCAAACTTTACAATTATTACCTAAAATAAATAGACATAGTACTTTCTTTGAAAGATTAGGAGAACAGAGTCAAATGCCTTTAGGTAATAGATTAAATAATAATACAAACTATTTCTTATAATGACTGAAAAACAAAATAATCAAATAGTTAATACTTATGCTAAAGGAATTAACCAAGACTTAGCTAAAACTCTTTATAAAGAAGGTAATTACTTATCAGCAACTAATATAACTTTATTAACTGATAATGGATTAAGTACAGCTGTTGTTCAGAATAAAAAAGGAAATAAACTACAAATTCAATTTCCTACAACTATACCAGCTGCTACTTATGAAATTAATGGAGAATATCCTCAAGTTGTACCTGCTCAAGAAAATTTAAAAGCAATTGAAGGAATATCAATAATTGAAGGAAATGGAATAGAAAAATTATTTTTTTTTACAAAAAGTAATACTGTAGGTAATTTATCTGATAATGGTTATGGTCAAATATGGAGATGTGATTTTTTAGGTACTACTGATAATATATCAGGAGCTATTAATGGTTATGAACTAACTGTTAATAATCACATGATGTATAATAGAAATTTAAATTTTAATAATGTAGAAAGAATTAAAGCTATTAGTAAATATGAAAATCAAAACTTTTCAAGAATATATTGGACTGATGGTAATTTTAATCCAGTAAGAAGTATTAACACTATAGGTTTATTAACAGATATTATACAAACTCCTGTTAGAAGTTTAAATATAGTGTCTGAATGTAATTTAGATAGTCCTGTTATTAGTAGATTAATTAAAGGAAATTTGCCTGAAGGTAAATATCAATTAACTTATAGATTATTAAGTAAAAATGGAGATTTAACTAATTTTAGTACTTGTAGTAATTTAATAGATGTTATTGAAGGTAATGAGTTTAATAGTGAATTTGGATACCCATTAGCTGATACAATAGAATATACTACAGATATTATGGCTGCTACAGATACTAAAGAAGTTATTGATTCTGATAAAGGTATTGAGTTTTATATACCTAATATTGATAAGGATTATCAAATGATTCAATATGCTTTAATACATTATAGTCAACCTAATTTACCTGAAATATTTGTTTATCCTTATAAAGAAATTTCTTTATATAAAAATCAATTTGAAAGTTTTACTGATTTATATAGTGATACTTTTTTGTTAACTACAGAAGAGTTTAATATAATGTATGCTCCTTTTGAAAAAGCTAAAACTATTGAAGTTAAAGATAATATTTTATTTGCAGCTAATACTACAAATGATATGTTTAAAGTTGATGTAGATTACAGAGCTTACAGATTTAATACTGGAGGTCAATCTTCTACTTATGAATTAGATAATACTATTAATACTTTTACTGGAACTAATTATCCAAGCAATTTAAAATTAGATGTTATTAATCCATACAATGATGAAAGTGGTAAAATCTTTGGATTAAATCCTAATGGAACTCCTACAGATTGGTATAATAATCAACAATATAAATTTCATCAAGATGGAGTTACTGTAGGAGGTATAGGACCAAATATTAGTTATACATTTGGTACAACTACAATGGTAGTTGATACTAATCAAATAAATATAAATAGAGCTCCTTTAATTAAAACTGAGGTAGATAATAGTAATTTAATAACTTCTGTACCTAATCACATAACTAAAAACAATGGTAGTTTTAGTTCACTAAAAAGTCCTTATAAAGCTAGCTGTCAAGTATCTTGGCAACGTGGAGAAGTATATAGGTTTGGTATTACTTTTTATAATAAGAAAGGACAAGCTTCTTATGTTAACTGGATAGGTGATATTAAGATGCCTGATTTTAATGAAACTAATAATCCTGCTTGTTTATTATCAAATTATAATGCTGGTAAATTAACAATGTATTCTACTTATATAAATTTTGATGTTAATGTACCTCAAGATTTAGCTAAAGAAATTAGTGGATTTAGAATAGTATATGTTGAAAG